AAATCTACCACACTCATGTTATAACTAACCCTTATACAAGCCTGCCTAAACTTTTCGCAGTTTATCTGCTTGCCTTTAGAGGTTTGCCCATCAGGGTTCGCAGCTTATGTCTGCTTGCTAATTTATTAGCTTCCACAAATCTGCGTTGTTGCAACTTCTCTACTATCCCTTACTACTAGGTAGATAAACATTCACACAACAACTTAAATCCACTCTACAGATTCCAACTCCACTCTAGAGCGGTAAGTGCTCACACGTGCATCCAATCCAGTCTCTGTTTTGCATACACTTAAGGTGTTAGCACTGATACATAATGTATCCAACTATAATAAAACTCAAACCCACCATGTATAACATGGTTTATTTGGTTTTATTGGCTTATTTCCTGTATGACTTATCCAATATCTATTTCAAGCGCTCGCACGAGTTTAATAACTTGAATAGCTTTGGACGTTATGTATGGAAATCAGGCTTTTTGCACAAATTTATCTTCATATCTGATATCTTATATTGTGCTGCTAAACTTGGCTTTGTATTAACTGCTATACGTATACTAATCCTCTTACAACAATCTTTCTACAACTATTGCATTAATTACGCCAAGGCTAATGGACCTATTTTACCATCAGGTCGTTTTAACAAATTCTACGCTCATATGTTGAATTTAACTTTCAGATTTTGTACCGGCTCCAACCTCTTCTACTACGCTGACATGTTAGACACAAAACATTCTAGATCTTATGTAATAACTAAGAATAATGTTATTTATAATGGTATGACGAAAATCAACGGATTCTGTCCTACATGTTATGCATTCGGCCATTATCAACATCAACATGAACGTACATATTTGAGTGACATGTCTATCTTTATCGCTAAACATTGTCGTATATATAGTTTCAATCAACTTGAACAACGTTATAATCCCATACTCGCTGCACCAACTGATACACCACAACTTTTCACTTTCGAGCGTATTATGGATTATTTTAACCACATTGAAACCTATTTTATACCAACTCAGAAATCCAACCAAACTATTAATAAAAATCAATTAACTGTAAACAATATCATCTGGCCCGAACCTACAGCATCAGCTGTGGCTTTGACTAGAGTTATTAATGGAGTGGTTGGTGATGCTTTATATGAATCTACAAAATTTGGTATTACTTACGTGAATACCGATAACCGTATCCCACACTATATATTGATCAAATACAACGACAATAACCTACATCAAACTTTACAACGTTTAGCTTTGTATGGTGTGAGAGATGTTACCATTTATGGTAGCAAGATTGATAGTATAACTCTTGAAAATTACGGTTTTAGATCAGTAGGTTTAGCTCATGGAAATTTAGATATATTTCCTATTGTCAACGATGTTCTATATCCTATTGTTGTCCGTAATTTACGCACTCTGTATAACTTCTCTGATATAACCTTAGCTGGTTTGAAGTACGGTAGTAAATACAGTGATATTTTACTTGAAGAAGAAGATCCGGTAATTGTAGAAAATATAATTACAAATGAACCCGCTGAAGAAGCTATTACAGAAGTATTAGATTTGTCTGATAAAAGCGATGTTGTTGAAAACTCAAATCAAAACTGTCAAGCCTCAACACCCACAGATGGTCGTATAATACGTTCTGATAGCTTAACTAGCTTATCCACTGTTAATACTATAACATTTGACGATATCGAACTTATAACCGTTGCTGAAAACTTAAACGCTCTATTCCATGATAAAAATATACGTTTAACTTATAATGATTTATGCAAAGCTTACCGCGATAACTATAACACCGAATTACCTAACATTAACGGTTTCCGTGGAAAGTTTTTGTTTGCTTGTGGTATTACAAAGCGTAATAGCAACGGCAATGAATATTATAAACGTAATAAATTTTATAATGCGGAGGAGCTTATTGTACAAGTGCGAAAATTTACCAAAACTATCGACAATCATAATAATAATCGCCGAGTACGTAATACAAGTATATTCTCGAATTTAACTTTAACAATTGTTTTAATACTTGGTTTAATTTGTGGTGCTTTAAGTACTTCTGAAGATTTGTCTACATTTAAATGTGAAAATTATAAACAAGATTTCACAGCACCATTGTGTAAATCCTTTGGTAATAACTACGAATTGATTAAACAACAAGAATCATTAACATACCAACTTAACACACAAACTTTATTACTATTAAATCATGCTAATGATGTCAAGTTAGATACTATAGATACTAACTCTCGTTGCTTCTACACTGCCAACACAATCTACACACAACTCGACGACTATTTTCAAGCAGCTCACAATGCTGAATTAGAGGGTAATCTCTTGACCTTGGAAGAACTTTTTAAAGATAATGATTACTTAAACTTCTACAACCCAATTGAAGATTACACACTGTATAAGACAGCTTTAATCCAAGATTTTAGCTATGGGCATTATGTTGTTGAAATATTTAACAGTAAGAAATCTTATAAAATATCTTTTTCAAAACATAATGATAGACCAATATTATATGCGCATCCAACATGCATTACTACTTGTTATTGTAACCAATATGACTTTATATCTGGCGCTGACGTTATAAGCGACAATTATAAATCCATAGGTATTAATACAGCTTTAGGTTATATAGCCTATAAAGATGATATTGATAACGATGTTTATGAATTGTATAATACCTTTGAAAATAAACTTAATACTTATCAAACTTTAAAAACCGGCCAAGAATATATAACAAATTTTGAAAATAACTTAATCCTTGCTAGCCCTGTTATAAAACGTAATAATAAAGTATTAAGTAGCACTGGGAGTATTGAAGACGTAGGTAGCATTAACATTAACTACTTAACTTATAGAACCAAAACTACTAACTGCCCTGGTAAATATAACAAACGCACAAATTATTGTAGTGTTGAACATAATAATTTACCTATAACTTTACACACTACCTATGATGACGCTTATAAGTTGGAATGTTTAACTTTTGACGATACTTGTAATGACTATGCACGCCATTTGGTTACTAATTATGATAATATAGCCTATGAAGAATTTAAAACAGCTTACCCCGCTTTGTATACATTACCTGAAATTGAAACTAACAATCTAACTTTTGAAGAAGCTTATTATTTATATCTAGATGATTTCGGTAATGTATTACCAGATACACCTGAATCCGAGTTAAAAGCTATGTTTCACACTAAATATATATCAACTATAGACAACATACAAGAACGCACATTAACTCAAGTAAATCAATATTACCATAACTGTGAATTTATGTATTTATTTTCAGGTTATACATGTGCTATTAAGAGAGATTCTAATTACTGTAATTATTACGGTGAATTAAGTGTTTTTAACTTATATCGTAAACAAGTCTATGACACATTACATAACTTAATTAATGATTTTAAAATAGCTATGTCTAATACCCTTATATATATCCAAGGTAAACAGTATGAATTTAACAAGATATATGACATTTATACTACTAATGTTTTAAATAACAACCCAAATCTGGCACGTACTGTTAGTAATATGGGTGTTACTAACGTTAGTATATGCTCTTTATATGCACATCCAGATACTGAGTATATATTTGATTTATGTCAAACTTTTAGTATGGAAACTTATAAAATATCTTATGTAAAACCTAGTATATATAATGTATTTTATGTTAAGTACACTGAACATAAAGAAGATCTAACTATAAATAGCTACTATAACATAAAAGACGCTATAGCTTATAAACTTTATGACCAATATGATAATGTTGTTGTAGAGAAATTTTTAGCCCGCCAATTATTTTACAAACCTAACACGTATACAATAACTTATTCACATGTTGATAACTGTTTACAGTACACTTGGGGTTTGCGTAATGATTACCAAAACTTTATGCTTGAAGATACAAATAAAATTACAGCTTATACAGGTTTTCATTTTATAGACATAGGTTTAATTGGCTACTTAAGTTTCCATAATGTAGGTATTGTTATTGTAATAAACATAGCTTTTTATCTATTAACCCGCAATAATAATCCCACTTTCGATATAAGTACCTGTTTACTAACTTTCACTATATGCTGTTTTAAAGATACTTATTTAGCAATAAGTTTACTGGGTTTAAACTTAAATTTTATTTTACAACTTTACGGTATTGCTACTATTGTTTATACAACTATACGTTTACATGACTATTATTTGGTACGCAATACACGCCTAGGACGTGATTACTTTGTTATGCTAGCACAAATTACAACTATTCTATTAACAATCTTTAATATATTATGGGGTACTATAATACTTAACTTTATCTTCGTACTTATAGCCTGTATCCTATTATATAGACATCTAGCTAACAAAAACAATAATAAATATTGGGCTTTACCATATATTAAAGCACCTATGGCATCTAAAATCTGGAATAAATATCGTGATAACGAAAAATGCAATAGCGATGAAGTCTATTTTAATAAAATTAGCCGCGAATTCAAATATAACATACAAAATAATAACTTAAATGAACGCACAAAAGACTTGTATTTACTTCAGGAGATATACCGTCACATTATTATTGGTAATTCAAAAGGATTCCATCCTGGTACACCTAATTTAGTTGTAGCCAATTATAATGTAGCTAGTGAATCAGCTATTAACTTAAAGCCTGAAGCATTAACATCGAACTGCATACCTTATAAGAAACCCGAAGCTTTTCAAAGTAATCATGTATTTGAAGTAAGCTATAATGGTGCCAGTGACGGTTTAACACGCTCCCTAGGTGCAATTGTTATAAATAACAATTTATACGTTTTACGCCATTTACTGGGTGAGACGAATTTTGATTTTAATAACCCAGATTGGAATTGTATAAAGACCGTGGATGAAAAAGATAACTTAAATGATTTCAACTTCGCTGCAGCTCGCTATGATGGCAAGCAATTTTGGATCATCCCTGTCAATACTCATGCTTATGAAAAGTATAAGACTTCTATAACTATTTATGAACAACGTATCAAACGCGCTCCTATGTATACAGGTTATGCCGCTTTATGGGATTTTAAACTACAAAGTTGGATTTCGGGTTATGCATCACGTGGAACACATGATATATCAACTTTACCAGGCTTATGTGGAGCCCCATTATTTTCTAATAGCGGTTATTTAGTAGGCATACACATAGCCTCATCCACACAAACCATTGATTGCATTAACCCATGGTATAATCTTATAGGAGATACTATAACTACAAATTATTATACTGATATATTGGGAAATGTACCTAAAGATATTATCGGCTATGATTGTAATAGTGCTAGTCCAGTAGGTTTGCAACATCCAGTAATAAGTCCTTCTGGTGCTTTGGGTGTACTAATTGGTTTAACTGCAGACAAACCTAACGCCAATAAAATCTATGACCAACGTTTCTATACATATTTTGGTATTGACCAAGATCTTCACTCTAATTATACTAGTAATGGTATTAACTTAGATTTAGAACATTTCCTAGCAAATAGTGATGATTATATGCGTAGAACTTTCGGTGCAGGACATTTAACATTCCTCCGTTTGGTACAAATAGAAGGCTTTAAATCAGGCCAAAAGGATTACGATTTAAAATATTGTTATAGCGATTATGAATGCTATCGTAATAGCATGTGCAACAAACTTAAACCTGAGAACGCTATAGCTTGTTTTGAAACTAATAATAACCGAAGCGTAAACAACAGTTACTTTTATCTTTTTAGTGTAATGGAGATTGTACATACTATTTTGAAATTCTTGAAATTAGATTATACAATTATAAACTTTATCTTTACTTTCTCCATTCATTGTCTTACTGTAATCCAAATTATAACTATAACTTTGACTTTATACAAATTATTAACGAGTAAGAACACATTCTTAAACAAATTAGCTAAACTTGCCTTAAACACTGTTATGTTAGTCTTATTATTTTTAGACAATTACCATATTTTCATGAAACTTGTCGTTAACAGTGCAGACGTTAATAATATATTTAGTTCTTGGCTTTATAAAATTGATATATCCAAATACGGTGTTATAACTTGTTATAATAGAAACTGGTCACTATTGGATTCCACTAAAGCTTTAAAGGTTTTCAATAAGGGAGCAGAATTTTCTTGTAAACTTAACTTTTGTATGGTTAATACTAAAACACCTAAAACTTTGGCTAAGAAATTAATAATGAATACCTTCGGTTTCCCTGATTTTGATTATTTATGTATTATGGATATAAAAACTAAAACTACATATAGCTATTTGTATGTAAAATTGCTTGAGTATTTACCGTCTTCTACTGTAACTATAGTACAAATGTTGATAAACTATTATTTCACATTTATACTTTTAATACAATACTCAAGTTTTATAAATAAACGTTTTAACAAATTTAAATCAGCTATCACCCGTTTGACTGCTAGTCTCATATCGAGATTTAATGTAAAAATACAACCCAATGCCAGCTATGTCAAATTACAAAAGGAAGGTGTTATTGAGAACAATAAAATATCAACTATCTTAAACGCTTTAACAGCCTTAGTTAAATTCGAACAATATAAACATTTAAAACCAATACAGGTGAAACTTCTAAATATATTAGAAATAAGTAAAGATGAGTTCGAATTTGAGTTTATCCTTAATTTGTTACGCGACGAATTTTACGATTTATATACGTTGATACATCCACTCTTAGTTCGTGGCGTTTCACATGAAGTTATAACTAACGTTATACGTGATGGTTATGTTGTTACTGGTGCTTATGATTTAGCATATATCGAGAGTAATTTAACTAAACTTTTAACAACTCTTAGTTCTCTTGATAGCAATAGTGATATGGAATTATGTATTGAAAGTAAGGTCGAGTTCGACATACATTACAATAACATAAAAGACAACTTAAATTCAATAACACGTGATATTTTTGATTATAATATTGATGAACTTATAAATTCTATATCGTCTTGTGAAGGTAATGAAATAACCGATGCCTTTTTAGAAATTAGCACTCTTATGGACGAGGCTAATAGTTTACCTAAATCTAAAGATAATAACTATTTCATAGGTAGACTTAATAATGCTTGTTCTAAATTACGTAAACTTAACAATATATATATGGAAGAACTCAAACGTGAAGAATTACAAGCTATAAAACTTAATAAAAAGGAACAAAACAGACTAGCTGATGAACGTGCACGTGAATTAACACAACGCAATAAGATAACTAATATAACACGTGCTATGCTTATTATATTGAATACTATACGCGTCGCTAATTTAACTGATAATAAAGAATTGATTCTTGAAAAACTTGATAGCACTAAACGTGAAACTTTAATAAAATTATATGAAGAACTTAACAAAGATAAATATCAACAACGTAGTGCTTTAGTTACTTCTGAAAATTATTCAAGTATCCCAGATATAAACCTCAGTTATTTTGCACCATTGCGTTCGGTTATGAGTGTTATAGCTGAAGCTAAAGGTTTATTTTTATGGAATGATACATATAGCGACGAAACTTTAACTATTTGTGGTGAGGTATTAACTTGTACATTAGCACATAAACATACTATAACTAATTGTTATAAAACGCACATGCATCTGTATTATGAACATTTAAATGATTGTAAAGTGTGTTTTAAATATTTTATACAACGTAAACATCCTAGATGTGGTGCTATATATAATAATGAAGAAATCAAAGCGAACCCAGGTTACCTATTCATAAATCATTTAACACGTTGGCGTAGCTGTAAAGCATGTCAAACTTGTATTTATTGCCCTAAAGGTACTAAACAGCCTAATTGTGAAACAGGCTCTTGGCATACTAAATCTATTGATGTATCATCCTTATTTGCCAAAACACTACCTGAAACTTGGATTAGTAGTAACGTTGATAAAGGCGAAATGACTATAAATATTGATAAAACTGGTGTTCTTAAAATAAGCGATAAGAGCTGTAAAATCGATTATGTTGTAGCCGTACCTAAGAGTTTAAACTTGGTTATTAATAATATGACTACACACAATCGCTTAAGTCACGCTAACTATAATATATATTTCAAAAAGAATATAAGTGATAGTGCACTTTTAAATGCTTACTATTACCGTATGAGAACTTTAATTGAAGAACAAGCATTACATAATAAAGCTGTAAATGATATTATGCAGTTTGAATCTACCATCATACCAGAAACTACTATCACTAGTGACGTAAGACCAAAACAAATTTTTCTTCATTAATAGTTGATGACGAGGCTATCAACTATTCTTATCCACTTCAAAGGCCTCACCAACTCAAAATAAAAGACCATAACAATAAAATCCATTATACTTTAGATTATTCCATTAATAAAACATCTAAAACTTATATATATAATGGTTTTCTTATTAACTATAAATACAAGAGTACAACCGCTTATGAATTCGAAGTCTACTTACATATTTTGAAATTATTAGATAGCTGTGAAGATAAATTTATTTTACGTCACTATGCTATAGTAGACTCCGAAGGTTCAATTACACAATTAGTCCGTTATAAATTAACACCTATAACTTTTGCTGATATATATGCTATAATTAAAACAGGTGATTGGACTTTAATAGCTAAAGGTTTGGAGTATATTACGTGGTTTGATTTCAGATATAAATATCAACATAACCCACCTAGGCATAGTTGTTGCATACACTGCCGTAGGTTCTTATCTGAAATGGGTCTACTTTTACATACTATTAACCAAAAACTTAGAACTACTGTCAAGAAACTTTTACGTCATTATAACTTCAGAGTGACAGCAGACAACGTAGATTTAAATGGTTTAATAGATTTTGAAGACTTTGTTAAAACCAAACGACGTACTTTAAGTGAGATAGATAATATTCTTGAAGATGTTATGGCACCTTTTTCACATATGTTTTATTCATATTATGAACAAACCGGTTGTTATTTTATCTCCTCACCAATATACCCACCTAATACAGCTTTGACTTTAGATAATTACCGCGAAGCAATATACAATAATTCCAATGATTCTATATTTAGACCTAGTTATGAATCATTCGTAGAATTTTTAAACCTTAAACAATATTTTAATATACAACCTAAACAAAACATTTATAACTTCTGGTTGGATATTAAAACGCGTGATTATCCTAAAGGATTGAATTATCATATACAACCTATAATAAACGAACGCACCTACATTGATATAGTTAACTTTTATGATTTTGATATTAAAACTATAATAGACACTGAATTATATATAAAAATAACTTATCGAGAGTCTCTATCCCAATCTAACTTAGATCTTTTATACGTTTTATCTAAAAACAATACTGTATATTTATATGTTTATGACCACCCTGATAGAGCTTACTTTCATAAACGTGGTCTAGAGCTGGTGTCTAATTATTGGATTAACCACTTATACGATGCCAATGTTAATCTAGCTCATTTTAACGAGATACTTAATTATTCAAATTCAGGTTATGTAAAATATCCAATTATAGGTTCTTTACCAGCTAAACCATTAGCTAAGTGTGATGAATGCAGTGTTGATAAGGACATTAGTGAAATATACGACCATGGAACTTTAGACAATGCCTTACATTTTTTAGATCCTGAAACTGTAAACTTTAAAGCTGTTAATCCTTTAACAGAGTATGATCAAGCACTTATGTATATAGGTGATTTTTACGAAAATTCACCCTTCACACATGAACCTAATTTAAACCCTGGTTTGATAATTAATTGGAATTTACTTGATTATTTTAAGAAGCATGGCTTAAACATACATATACCGCCAGCTCAAATAGAACCACTTGACGATGCTGAAACAACTTATCAATCTAGTTATTATTTTAGACCACCTACCTATAATGGCGTAGTCGATGATCTAAATTTATTTAATTTAAATTCAGCTGGTTCTATAGCCCCTGTTAACTTATTAATGTGTTATGAATATGTTTTGTACAAACTTAGATCACGCGTGGTAGCTACAGATGGTAAACCTAGTATAGTTTTACCTACTTCTACTATAAAAGTACGTAATCCACATAAATCTTCTGGCATACCTTACCGTAATTACGGTGATGCTGAATTTATGCGTGATTTGTATGGTAAAGAACGCGATAAAATAACATTACACAAAACACATTCAGCTGATCCATCATTCACCCTTGTTATAAACAAGGTAGCTATATCAACTAAGCCTAGAGACCGAACTATATTAGCCATTAATTCAAATAAATCTGAATGCGGACGTCGTTTATATCGTAATTTATTGGAAAAGATAAAATATTCTGCTAAACGTGGTGGTCCTATACTTATAGGTTTTAGTCCCATGTATAATGGCTGGGATACATTTTTCAAACAACTTGATAATTCATTTAACAATAACAAATATACTTTGCGCGGTGGTAAGGATTACCCTAAATGGGATCGTAAGGTTTCTAACTTAATACAATTTGTAGCTTCATCTATATTTTTCATGTTACAAGATCCTTATAGTGTAAATGAACATTGTGAAGGTGAAAGTTTACATGATTTATTTAATGAATTTTTGGCTGAAACTTCTCAAATAATATATGATTTTCTTATTTACGATAAGTCATTGTATCAAAAACCTGGTGGTGTAACATCGGGTAACTCAAGAACGGCTGATGGTAATTCTTTTTGCCATTTGATATTTGAAGCTAATGCTACTTTCATGCAACTTGCTAAATCTACTAGTGAAAACTTTAACTTATACCGCGATTTACGCGACGAAGTTGCTTATTACATGTTTAATACACCAGCACATTATTTAACTTGTCAACCCTATTTTAATAATCCTGAAACCATAGATTATATAGAAACTCATATATCGCGCATCCTCGTTCTCAGTGATGATGCTGTGTGCAACTTTGATTCACGTGTTATAGATTACGATGATCTTATGGCGGAATCTTTAATGATTTCTAATTACGACATGCCTATGAATAAAGAAAAATACCATGTAGTTCCTATACATGAAGGTGCTAAAGATTTTCTATCACAGGAAACTTTTATTTATAAAGGTAAATTTTACCCGTTACCAAACTTCGAACGTGTTGTTGGTGCTTTAATTTTGGATACTAGCACTAACACATATAATCCTAAAATAGAATTAGCACGTACCTTTGCCTTGTATTCCTGCTTATATCCATACTTAAAGATAGATGGGCATAAGAAAGAAAAACAGTTTATTAACTTATTAGGTCGCTATATAGATGACCATCCGTATAACATAGATATTGATACTGTTAACCAACTTAACTTATTTGACTATCTTGAAATCGATAACAGCGTAGATTTGAAATCTAATCGTGATTTGTTTTTGGACAGACTCTACGGTTATGATGTAGCTGATGAGGAATACAATTTGACTGCAGAATCTGTAAAACTTAGTAATTGCTTTTTGTGCGGTCAACAAACTATGTTAGTTTGCCTTGCATGTCGCTTGACTTATTGTAATAACTTATCTAATTCACATCTTATAACACATATGAAATTAACTAAACATTATGAATATGCTACTGTTTCTGGTAGACGTATCCGCTGTAATAAATGTAATGAAACTAATATTAATCAATTATATCATGGTAATACTGACACAATAACTTGTCTGAAACACAGCGTCAAAACTAATCCAAAACCACTTATATTTGCTGATTGTTTGTTGCTTTATAGTGACAACAAAATTAATAGTAATAGTGCATTTAATTACGATTTGTTGTATGCTTTTTATAAAGCTTATTCTGTGGATAATGTAGCAGAAACTATAAAAATATTGATAACTTTATCTGTAAATGGTACCCCTTATCCCTATTATCGCTATGTACGCGATTTAACACGCCTTGAATATAAAAAGTTAAAGACAGAGGAAAACACAATCTATATACAGGTTAAAAGCTTCGATCCGTTTAGCAACAAATTGACTGTTACTATACCACCAAACACACGTATAAATCAACATCATGAGTATAATCTTATATATAACTTAAATGATGCCGATGGTAACTTTAAATATATACCTATAACTCCAACATCGGATTTTCTTATAGATGGTACTAAATATTATACCATTTGGTACTTTAATGTGCCTGATGGTCTAATAGATATTTTTAAATGTAAACAGATTATATCTAAACCTATAGATACTTTAGGTGATGCCATAGATAGAGGACGAACTGATTTACCAACTATTTTTACTAGATTCTTTAAATTTGAAAATAATCAACCAAACTTAATATTTAATTACCAACCAAGCAATAATTATCCTAATATGGATAAGCTTGTGGAACTAGTACGTACTAATCAGTTTAACATTGTACAAGGTCCTCCCGGCTGCGGTAAAACTTATTTAGCTTCACATTTTGTGAAACTTATGATTAACAATTCTAAACGCGTTTTATTCTACGCCCCATCACATAAGGCCGTTAATGTTATGTTAAATAAGTGTTGCACATTATTCCCTGCCAATCAACATAGTAAACTTTTTAATCGTGTTATAAGTAACGATAAAAATGAATATGTACAACGTGATATACCTAATTCAGTACCAGTACGCCAATCAGCCACCTATTTAGAATCTGTTACATTTTGTACCGTACAAAGTTTTAAATCTTGTCAACATATACAACCTGATGTTGTTATAATAGATGAATTTTCACAACTTTCAGATTTTTATCTATTTCTGCTTATGCAAAATTTACCTAGTAAAACATCTATTATATATTTTGGTGATCAATATCAACTTTCTACAGTGGATGACAATAGACGTAACTTACCTGTTGATTATAAAAATCTTATTAACTACAATGCTTGTAAGTACAACCGTTTAAACAATAATAATACACCTTATCTATTACTTAAAGACCATTATAGATGTCATCCAGATATATGTGATTTAGTTTCTACTTACACATATAATAAAACTTTAAATTGTAAAATTATTAAAACTGAACGTGAAACTATAACTAATATTGTTAGTAAAAGTGCTATACATATTTACTTTAGCACTTTAACTGATGAAGAAAAGCGTTCTAATGTCGCAGGTGTTTATTATAATGATAGCGAATATCAACAAACTATACAAATTATAAACAATAACGCTATACCGCATTTACGCAGTACTGTAGCAATTCTTTGTTGTTATAATTCGCAGTGTGAACGTTTTATAGTTGCGCAAAGGAACAATTTAATACCATCTAATATACGTATATGTACTATAGATTCTTCTCAAGGAGATGAATTTGATTACGTTTATTTGTGCTTTACCAGGGTTAATAACTTCACCTTAGATCCATGTCGTCTCAATGTAGCCATTTCAAGAGCACGCTGTGATTTATATTTAACTTTACCTACTGATGGTTATAAATTGTTACCTATTAGCTTCCATAACCCTAACTATTTATTGGACACTAAATTTATTATAAATAGTGAAGCTCATTTGAAAGACTTACAATTGAATAACTTACGTGATGAACAATTGTTCAATAAACAGCCAGCTAAGTTGTTAAGTCCTATTTATAGTGACTATTTTGTTTTGGATGTAGAATTTGTTAACTTTTATAATAGTGTTGCTAAAAATTATTCTATTCCTCTTCAAACTAGTTTGCGTAATAATACTGTTTCACAGAATTTATGCGGCCAACCTATTATTTACCATGATAACCTTAAACCCTTTGTATTAGATATGAAGGAAAACTTGAAATTTATTGATAAATATCCTAAACATATGAAACAAGATCTTATATTATCTAGAAAAACTTTATTCCGTAATGTTCAGAAAGCTAGTGCTCTAGGTAACCAAGTTGATTTCTTGTACATAGTACGTTTTATACATAAACATACAACTTGTGTCCCAGTATTGGTTACTTGGAGTGGTGATAAAGATTATCCTTTCTTCCACCCTTATACTATATATGATAACTTAACTTGTAGTCTGTGTAAATATCCAGCTACATTTGCTAATGAAGAACGTAAAGCATTCTGTACATATCATTCAAAAACTATAAATGATATACATTATCTAGTAAACCCTCGTTTATTAGATATTAATCTATTTTGTGATTCTACAGGTGTGTGTAATTTTCTCTTACGTAACAGCTTAAACATTCCTAAATCACTATCACATAAATTTATAGTTGATAGTTTACAACATTATCCAGACAGGAATAATACGTATTATAACTTAACTATGGCTCATTCTTTGATTTGTAATGAAAATCATGGTTTAGCACATGATGCTAGCGTTGATACTAATATGACTTATTGTCTTTTTCAGTATCTTTGGTATAATGAATATAACTATTTTGAACAACTTTTTGATAAAACCATGCGCTTTCGAGAATACGATCCATTTGTGACGTTATGTAGGAAGGACTTTTTAAATTCTTGGTTTTCTAATGTAAGCGTCGGTCACTTTTGTGAGTTAGGTAGTGGTAAACATCCACGACCTGGCAATACGCATAATGTTGACCAGATCAAGTTTGTAGACAATATTCAAGAAGATATGAATTTACATGTGTGTGATATCCCTCTTGAGGTCTACACAGATGCTTATTATTATAGGACTAAACACACTTCTAAAGAAGCTCTTATATTTTCTGATTGCAATTTGGATCATTATGATATACACAAAACTAAATATAAAACAAATTATATATATAAATATTCGCGAACTTTTAAATATTTCACAAGTAGTGATTTATTTTTACACGAGTCTGTATTAAATAGTCCTGATCTGTTTTATGATTTTATACCTAACTTAACTTGTTCTAATCAACATATTTTTGTTAACAAAATTCTAGATAATTTGACAATACCTTGTAAAATACCAGCTTTAACAGGTTCTACTATTTGTAGTGAACATTATAAATACTTTGACAACTTTAAACAAATAGCTACTTTGTCTAACTTTGGTTTTAGGTTTACACATTTTAATAAACAAATTTATTTAAAACCTGAAGCTAAACCTTTTACTATTGTACCTACAACTTTTAACCCGAAGTTGGACAAATTTATACCTGGTTATGAAAACCGCGGAAAAATTTCTAGCCGTTCTAAATCAACACAGAAAGCCATTCAAATATTAAATAATTATATACCTTTACAAAATATTTTGAATTTAGGTTTAAACTACCCTAAGAATTTAGATTATGTATTTTTCGGCGCCGCAGGTTACACTGGTATTACACCAATGGCCAATGTTTTTAAAACTGTTTTCAAATATAACTTAAATTTAGTAGATCCACGCTTTGAGCATTTTAAAAATAATGATGATTCTAACTTAAAATATCATGCTAATGAAATTAAAACTTATGTTTCTACTAATAAAGTTTATTTAATCATTTCTGATGTTTACAATTCTTTAGATATAACCTGGTTTAACGACTTAATTTATTTTTCTAACCATAATTTATATGAAAACGGTTCATTAATATTCAAAATTACATCTTGTTTTGACTCCTGGGACCTACTTAACAAATTTGCACAGTCTTTCAAGGTTGTAAAAATTGAACGTTTACCTATAACAGGTTTATCTTCTGAATTATGGGTATTTTTATTAGGTTATAACGTTTTGGGTGACACCAATATTATCAATCATAATCTTAAAACTGTAGCTTATAATATTTGGTATTCTATGTATTTAGGTGTGGGCTTAGATTCCTCTACTGAATCTCTGAAGTACAAAAGTATTGTATTTTCAGACTATCCCTTAGTACTAGATAGATGAACATTCACTTTACAACATTATTATTTCTATCAATTAACTGTTCTTATACTAATACAATCACTATTAAACTTTTACACTTGAGCCTTGATTTGCATTGCAAGTAAAATACATATACTTATAAAATTTTAACTTCTGTGTTTTTGTATCATGTCTGATGGTCAAAATTTAAATACACGTAATAAAAACTATAATAAGAATAATAGAAGAAATACAAGGAACAAGACTACTAATAATAATAATAATAATAAACAAGTATATCAAAACAGTAATAAATATTGGGTACAACCTCGCCCACCACACCCTAACGCGGTTTATTTACCATACCCACAAGTTCCACAATATATTGTGCAACAGCCTAACATCAACAATAAAACTAGTAAGGTTTATCAGAAACAGCGTAGAAGTCGCAGTAAAAGCGCTTCAAGAGCACAGAATCGTTCAACTTCTAAAACTAACAAACAACCGCGTGCTCGTAGTCTATCACGACAACGTTCAGCTTCTGTTAACTTTAATATTAACACAACTAAAAGTACAGATAATAATTCATCTCATAATATTGGACCTGAACAAGATGCCATTAAGTATTTACGCTGGCGTAAAAATGTTAATTACAATGGCCGTCCTGCTACATCTGCGAAGTTCCCTTTCGCCCTACCTATGGCGAATAGGATTGACCAATGTCTTGTACGAAGTAAACTTAACGACGATATTTTTGCTCTCTGCTTTAATTTGCAACATTCGGCTTTCTACAATGATTCATTATGGTCCAAAACTAATCATAAACCTTCTGCAGACGATGCTGAACACCTTGTCTCTATTGTACGCACAGCTTGCGATGTTTACATCGACCGTCTTAAGTTACTCCTTGCCTCTGATAGTAGTAGCCCTGTTAATAGTGTTATTACCATCGGCAAAAGCTGAATTTGACCTGAAAAACCTACTATACCATAAAACTATAAATAAAGCTTATTTCTATGATAATCATGTAAACATAACTATCACTACGCATTTTAATCGTGATTTTGTAGATAGCTTAAACCCATTAGTTAAAAATATATACGATATACACTTACAAGCTGTTGAAAAATCTTGTGAGACAACTTATACAAAACTTTTAATAGAAAGCGTTAATAATGCATTAGACCGTATATCTGTTAGACGAATTAAACCTTCAGAGGTTTTTGCACTTGATTGTGTTAAATTCAATTTATCTTCTTACGCAGCATGCTTTTATGGTCCTAATGTTAAACGCATTGAATATGTCTTTCCACGTTTAGAAACAGTCGCTTTAGGTAGGGATTTATTCTCAACTTTAACTTTTCTAGATTATGAACTTTTAATAAATAATACTTTAGCTGGGTTACAATATGATAACTCTAATATACAATGTCTGCGTGATTATTATCAATATAAATTCAATACACCAGCTAATTTAAAAACTATATTAAACAACGATCTGAAACTTTGTGTACAAAGCAGTAACAATATCGACCATGGTTCAGACCGTTCTAAACGTGAAATAAATCCACATAATGATTTACATTATTACGATGATTACGAAGATCAACGTGTTGATTTATTAAGAGCATATAAATGTTACGATTTTATACCACCTGGTCCGGCCCTTACGGCTACTGAACTACGTGAAACTGATGCCTATAAATATTCATCTATAGGTCGTTTAAGTATTGACAACATACTAGCCTGTACCGAATTGGGTTATTTTAATACTAGTATATTATACGTCGATTTAGGCGCTATTACTGATCGGTACCCGCTTTCCCAATTCGACAAGAAAAGTCGTAATAAGCGCTGGGATTCAAGTTTCACTTGTGGCTGGCCACTAGTTTCTTCTTTTACAAAACTAGTTGGTGGAGAGTGTGAAATGACTACAGATATTAGTGCTGTGAAAACCAGCTTAAACACTCTTAATACAATGGTAGGTCAACAAAATGTGGTATTAGATAACTTCCATAAATCTTTCGTAATAGAACATAAACAAGTTTACAAATTAGCCACCGAGCTTATGTTAGTAAACAAAAACCTTAAACAACTTACGACTCTCACTAAATCCTTTATTGTTGACGCTAATGATGCTATGGCTAATATTACTCAAAGTATAATTTGCAATTCAATTAATATCAACGCTAATTATCTCAATAGTAAACTTTTACAAATAGTTGATACTTTTGACAGCAATTATAATAGGTTTTTAGCTATGTTTACAATAGATAAAAACAATGATAACCTACCTAACTTTTCTTTAACATCTTTCGCCAGCAGTCAATTATTAAAATATGGTGTTTTTACGGATTTCCGTCATGCTAAATTTATAGTTTTAAATACGGAACGCACCTTAATTGACAACTTTTCTGAAATAAAATTTAATGGGTTATTACCTTTGAATGATAATATTACCATAGACGACAAACCTGATGGTTATATTTTAAATTTTGAAAATCTATATATGACTGACAACAAAAATTCTTGTTTGACATCCAGTTTTTCTGGATTAGCATTATGTACTACAACTTTAAACAGACGATGTATGAAAGTCGAATATTTAACGTCTTGTATCAAATCCTCTGTAGGTGACTATTACTGTGCACGATACATAATTGACTTTCTACCATACATCCGATTCCATATCCGCAAAACAACCTGTTCCAACTTATACGATAAGTTTGATGTGCCTGATGGTTTATATTCAGGACGAAATTTGGAGTTGATTGCACAACCTTGTCAAGGTTCCTCCAAAGAGCCATTTAACCTAACTTTAATATCTGGTACGTACACAACTTTGCCTTGTGGCTACACCTACGAAACTAACTATAGCTTTGAACCATTGCGCTTCTGCCGCTCTGACTGCGCTGTCGAGTCCGTAGAAGATATCTATCACTACGTACCACCAATAATCACTGAAATAATTAATTCTATAAAAACTTTAGACCGCTCATCTGTTGGTGTAAATACCCAAAGTTATCAAACTAATCTTTTAACTATTCAAGATAAAATAACTGAATACACCAATAACTTAACTAAAGATTATACTTATGATTTTAACTCTTATTATAATCAGTCTGAGGCTGAAATAATAACAGAAAAATTGTCAGATTCAAAAGTTATAATCGATAACATACAAGTCACTACCCGGATATTGGACAAACAAATAGATTCTATACAAACTATCAGAGATGAAGGTGCGCATTTTGGTCTTTTAACTATTTTACATTTAGTTTTAACTATGGTTTTAACTGCTGTAGTTATAACTTTGAATAAGCGTTTACATAACCGCTACGATAAACTATCTGTTATGACCATCATTTTATTGCTACCTACCCTGGCTTTTGGAAAATTTACTAGTAATTGTACTTCACAATCTGAAGTTCAAGTCTGCCGTATGGGTAAGTATGATGCATGCCACCTCATAAATTCTACCAGTTATTGTTTCTGTGCACCTACAAACAATCACACCATTTGGTCTGATTATGATGATTGTGTTGCACCTGGTCTTGCTATTACAACTTGGAATTCATTTAACAAACATATTTCACATGATATTAATTATCAAAACTTTTTCATTTATCTTATATTGCTAATTGCTATATTACAACTTATTTTATTTTATATATATGTGAGACCTATGTACTTTCGTAACTTCCCATCCGAACAAAACTTCGTTACCAATATACAATCAAAGTTTAAAAACCGGAAACGTAAATTACCTATTTTTAATAATAAAACTTTCTAGACTTAGTGTTTCGGGTGGGTTATATATATTTTTAACTTTTATAGATATTTGCTTACAAACTATCTCTTTAATCTACACAATAATGCAATCTTTTACTACATTTTTGTATGTTGCAATAATATTAATAATAATCTATTTTATTTACCGTTTCTATACATTGCTGAACATACTTAATCACATATTTTAACTATCACTTTAAACTTAAATATCTTTTACTGGGTTTTAAATTATAAAATTCGGTAGCTCTAATACTAACTAATTCAATTTAATAATAAAAACTTTACTTTTTATAGGTTAAAATCTATCAGGACGTTGTACTGTACCAAGTGTGCATACTACGACACCCATAGGTTCTATAATAAGTTGCTAGGGGTTTTGTTGCGACTTGCCTTAAACTAACATTCACTTTTGAATTTTATTTTACGTCATTTATAATACACAAAGTTTTACCCAACGTCTTCTCTAAGACATAGTCCCTCAAATACCGCTATCATGCTTCAAATAACTAGTTTGTTTGATGTGTGGACATTATGAAGTAGCCGTAACAATAGTTGTATTTTGAGCTCCCG